AAAGGGTTCGAGTTGCATTGTTCGTAGCAATGAGCCTACCATATTTCCTCCTTTTAAGCGAGTTAATTTATACCCCCCATTTGGCGAGGTACAGACAATATTATAGCACTCTATCTTTTATTTGTCTAGCCTCTACTGGAGATAAAGACCCTTCATGAGATGCAGAAATATCTTTTCTAACCCACGTCATTCCATATGGGGTGGATATATTGTTGGCATGATCTCTTTGTGGAAGCCTTTCCGCTAAAGATTGAAAGGTTGGATCATCACTTAAATTTAAATATGAATTATGGTACCAAGGAAGATCGTAGAATGCTGGTGCATTTACTAATAACATTCCAGCAGTAGTCCAATGCTCTTCAATATGTGGATTATCTGATATTCTAGGACCATGCAACCCATATTGAGGAACATTGACACCAACTAATGGTCTATCTACCTCTAATAACTTTTCTACTATTTGTGTATTTAACACTGTATCTGAATCTACATAAAGTATTGCTTGATAATTTACTACCCCATGATTTAACTCTGTACAGTCCTCGCCCCAATGGTGTCCAGAAGTTATTCGAACCCTTTGTGCAAATTCTCTTATTAGATTACGACCAGTTTCTATTCTTATCCATCTATTTTGTGAAGTAACTTTAGAATGCATATCATTAATAGTGTAGGTCCAGTAGTCTCCGTTAACTTCCTTTAAAGCATCTATTACTTCTTTAAATGGATCTAAACCTCTTTCGTCTAATTCAAAGGCAGCAAACCATTTTGCATTTGGAAATTTATTCATTATATTAAGTCTGTCATTTATCCAAGACATATGTTCTCTTCTATCACATTTCCATGCAACTAATGGTGTACCTATTACAAAATGCTTATTATAATCTATACTTTTTAGCATCTGCCCTCTTTCTTATATTCTCAATATAATCTGAACATATTCCAGAATAACCATATCCTTTTAAAAATTTAGTACCATGATTTAATTCTGGCATAACAAGTATACATCTTTCAGATGCTCTTGGTTTTCCTGGATATGCCCAAACAAATCCACCACTAGTAATCGTATAGTCGTCCGTGTTATGAAAAAAACAATGTAAGTCGTTATCTATACATTTTTCTAATGCTTCTGCATTTTTACAATGTATCCAAAGTTTATGTTTTCTTTCTTCAAGCCACCCTAAATCTATTCTATATTGTGGCTCATCGTGTCCTAAATAAAATAACCCATTGACAACTCTTAAGTCTATTTCTGCTTCAAAGCCATAATATAAAGCATAATCTATATACTCAGGATCATTTTCACTCTCAGGTATCGGGCCTTCTAGATTACCACGATGTGCTATATACATCATTTTTCAACTTGTACCCATATCCAGTTTTTATGATTGTCTCCAGGTCCTGTTGGTCTGATATCAGATTTATAATTGCTAAAACCAATTTTGTTTATTAAATCATCTTTTAATTCTTCTTCATCTGTAATGCTTACGTCTGCATGACCGTTTGTACTGGCAGCCTCATAAATATTATCATAATATTTTGCAGTAACTGCATGATCTTTTCCGCCATATCCCATTTGAAAACATAATTTTCCACCCTTTTTTAAAACACGATATGATTCTTTCAATATATTAAATCTAATATCGTGGACACATATATGTTGAAAACATATTACGGCAAATACTACATCGTATATATAATTACTTATCATAGATAAATTATCTCCACTTGTATGATATAAGTTTGGTATTTCAATATTATTATGCTGTAAATTTATTTTAGCCTTATCTAAATTAATGCTTGATATGTCTACCCCATCAATTCTTTTAAATCTATCGTGAAATTTGATTATATTTCTACCTGGACCACAGCCATAATCTAAGGCAATTAAGTCTTTGGTTTCAAAATCTTTAAATAGGTATGTGTCATAATCAGTCCAACTGTTGTGTGCATCATAAGAACCAACCACTGGGTCTCTATAATTTAAATCCCATATAGCGGCATATTGATCGTAATATTTGTTTTGCATCTTTAAATAGTCTTGTTTATTTTTACCCATTATTATTCTCCAAATAGTATTTTAAATCTTCTGGCGTTCCTATACCCCACATTTTTTCTATCTCTTTTATTCTAATATTCTTGCCATCTTCTATTGCTTGATTAAATACTGGACAAACATAAAATTCATTATTAGTCCTAATATTTTTATCAATCATATCTTCTGCATACCTAACATAATCAGAACCTTTGTTCCAATAATATATTCCCACCGTTGCGTTATCGGATATAGGATTTTTTTCTGCTACCTCACTTACCAAACCATCTTCACCTATTTTTGCATAAGACCATTTGGGATGAGTTGCTTTAAACGTAAGTATTCCTCCATCTATTCCACTAGCAGTAAAAGCATATAAACATTCATTACTATTCCAATCTACAATTTGATCAGAGTTTGCAATCAATAATGGTTCATCACTATTAATAAATTCTTTTGCAAGAAGAGTTGTTACTGCTGCACCTTCAGTTAAGCCTTCTGTAATAACTATGTCACACCCAGGCTTTATAATATTTAATACCTGTTTTAAATTATATTTTTCATAATGTTCTCTTTGAACAATAAATATATAGTGAGCATCTATATTTAAATTTTCTACTACTTTTTGAATCATTGGTTTTCCATGTACTTCAATTAATGGTTTTGGAAATGTATAACCTGCTTGTGCAAATCTAGATCCAGCACCAGCCATAGGAATTAAAACATTCATCTTTTCGTTTTTCCAAGGTACATTTGGTCTTGACTTTACTTCAAAACTTTCAATCATCTTAATAAACCTTTCATAATTTAAATCATCATGATCTTTTACTGCATATAGATGTGCACCAGAAGTCAATGCACCTTCTCTGCCTACATGAGAATCTTCTACTATTATAGTGTTTCTAGGCAAAGAATTCAAGGCCACCATACATTTCCAATACATTTCTGGAAATGGCTTATGATGTTTTACATCTTCATTGCTAACTATATAGTTTACGTGATGCAATACTCCAATAGAATGTAAGGCTGTAGTTATAGTTTCTCTAATTGCATTACTTGCAACCGCTATCTTCCATCCATCGGCTTTTAATCTTTTCATAATTAAATCAACAGTTTGATCATAGGGAAGTTTGCTTAATATTTTTATAGTTTCTTTTTGCTTTTCATTCCATATTTGATCATAATATTCTATTGGTAAACCTTTATCTTCTGTTAACATTTGAAGTTTTTTTGTTGTTCCTAAGCCATCATATTTTGATAAATGTTCTTGCTTAGTTATTACAAAACTAGGGTTAATTCTAACTAGGGCACTATTTAATGCATCATAATGTATATCTCTAGAATCAATTAATACCCCATCTAAATCAAATATAATTAGTTTATTATTGTACATTTTTTGGTTCTGGACCCGCATGTCTATGCCATTTGTTATGTCTAACAATTGCCTTTCCATTACATTTCATAATATATTTATTTCTTACTCTCATAGACCATTCTACATCTTCTTCTTCATTCCAACCACGATTTTCATCCAATGGCTCCTCAAGCATAACGTGCTTTTTAATAATAAAAAATCCACCAGAAATATACATATATTTAGTTTGAGACCAATCGTCATATGATAAAGACCAGGCTCTTCCATGTCCTGGCTTATCCCACAATGACCAATCCATTGGGTTCCTAGCACCAGTAATTAAATATTGAGGGCAAGAGCATATATCCCAATCTGTTCCAAATTCTTTAAAACTTTTATACCAGTTTTGATCAAAAACATGATAATCGTGCATTAAAACTATATTTTCATATTTAGACTCTTTAACTAAGATATTCTTTTTTTTAGTAATCCACATTGGCTTTTGGCTTTCATCAAAGTCTATTTTACGAATATCTTTTCCATCTATGCCTTCATTATTGCCGCCGCCAACAAACAATATTTCATAATCTGGAATATTTAAATCACGAATACTTTTAATAATATCCAATAGTCTATTTTTATCTTGATATGTTGTTATTATTCCAAAAGTCCAGGGAATATCTTGCATATTATTTATTTCTTTTTGCTAATAATGCTGGAAAATCTTTAACCTTTGTATCACCCATATATGACCAAGCATATCCTCGTTCGATCATAATTTCATTTAATGATTTATCTAATCCTTTAATATGTAACCATCCTAGAATTCTTCCATATTTTTCTGAAGAATCTGGTTTTTCAGTTTTAATTACTATACCTTCTGCACCCTCAAGGTGTTTTTTTAACCACTCTTTTGATTCTAAGCCTAATTTTTTTTCATATTCATCTGATGTTCTAGATTCTGGAGTATCAATGCCTGCAAGGCGGACACGTTGGAAATAAGAAACATTAAAGCCCAAATCAATATCAACATCTATTGTGTCACCATCTACTACTTTATGAACTTTTTTAACATGGTATTCGTACATACAATAATTATACCTTATCCTTTTCGCCCTTATAACTATTGCTATCTTTTACGTATTCTTGAATTTTTCTAGCATATTCCTTGCCCCTCAAATCATCCATAAATTTAACAATTTCTATAGCCATTTCAAATGGTTTTATGTGATACTTAACATCTTGCAAATGCTCTATAAATTCTGCAAGTTCGTTTACCCTATAATCCTCATGCTTACGAATCTGCATTTGCTGTAGATTTCTTTAATTGACCTGTTCTTATACCATGCTTATATGCAAGACCTGCGGCCTTTCTACGAGCCTTTCTTGCAACACGTTTTTTAATTGGGTCCCAGGCTGCGGCCTTTTCTGGTTTCTTTTTTAAATTATATCCACCACGACTTTTTCCATTAGCACCAACATTTGGTTTTTTAGGATTCTTTTTTGAGGCCTTTCCATTATTTCTATTAGGATTACGATCTCCGCCACCCTTGCCAGTCTTACCTTTAGCCATTATTCTCCTTATCTAAACTATGAGTATACCACCAATATTTACATTTATCTGGACAACAAACATAGTCTGTATATATCTTTGCCTCGTCTTCAAATTCTACATAATGAAATGGATCTTTGAGATATAGATTTGCTCTATGCGTTATGGCTAATGCAGGATTTTTCATCCATTCTGGTAATTCAATACTTGGCTTAATATTATGTCTTTTAATTAATTCTATAGATGATTCTAAAACTGTATCTTTATACCCTCTTCTAGACCACTCTATACATATTGCTGTTTGATATACATATAATTGATATTCAAAACCTTCCCACATACGAGTTGCTGGATGATTACGCCATCCTTTAGTTTCACCAGTAAGTGCACGAAGTATTTGATATGTTTCTACTCGTTGTTTGCCTAATCTTTTATTGTCTAAACATTTAGCAGTTTCATCATAATATCTAGCAAATGGCATAAATGTTTGCATTATACTTCCAAATCTAATGGTGTAGGAGCAGTAAGCAATGTGCCACATTCAGCACATTCTGCATCTAATAAGTATTGTTCTATATTATATTCTTGATCAAATGTAACTAATACTTTAAATATATTAGTACCACAAATTGGACATACGCTTGTCGGTATTCCCCTTGCGTTTAGATACATTAAACTTCTTTCTTATATGTTTCATTATGTCTTCTTCTGTTAATAAAAGAAGAGCACTTATTATCATTATACCCACTAAGAGTTCCCAAGTCAAGAGCCTTTTCTAGTATCTGACCAAGTAGCCCAATTAACCTGAGTCGTCTTAATCTTTTCTGCAAAGGTCATGCCGCATGTACAGGCAATATCTTTTAATCTTTTGCAATCTTCACAATAATTTGATTCAGACATGGATACTATTATACCTCCAAAAAGTGTTTTAGGCAACCCTCCGACCCAAAACGTACGGCCCCTATAACATGATCCGTACTTCCCGTAATTTATTATTGACCTTTTTTATCTACTGAATTAAAAGCGTTATTGATTTCATCAATGCTTAGTCTTCCATCATCAATGAATCCTCTTGCTAGTTTTTCAACTACGGTTGCTACACCGAGAGTACCTGCAAGAATAACAGCACTTAATGTATCAATGCCGATTATTGCACCAGCACCAATAACTCCAAGACCATTGGCTGCAAATACAGCGACTATTCTGAATAGAATATTCTTAATACCACTGACTGCACCCATTGCCTTTTCGTCATCTAACTTTGTTTCTTTTGCCATTTATTCTTCTCCTCCTTCTCTGATTCCCATAGTTACCAACCATACAACTAAGACTAGTATGATTGAGTATCCTACAATTGTTTTTGCACTACCTTCTAAGACTAGCCATGCTGCGAACATACCTAGTAATGTCCACAATTGATTTAAGGTTTCAATGAATGCTTTTACTAGCCATGCATAAAATACTTTTACTAACTTCCATATAAAGGTAGATATCCATTCAACTACCTTATATAGTTCTTTTACTATCTTCCAAACAAGATTAAGAACATATTTAAATACCGCCCAAACCTTGTTTAGAATAAACTTAACTAGGTTTACTGGTAACATAAATAAGAACTTAACTGTTTTGAAGATAAATTTAAAAGGTTTTAATATTGCCTTTATCATTTTATCCTCCTATTATTTTTAGGCTTAGTTTTTACCTTTGGTTTACGTTTAACCTTTATTTTTTTCTTGGTCTTAACCTTTGGTTTTCTTCTAGCCTCTCCACCAGAGCCAGCATCAAATTCATTCTTTGGTTGAGAACCAGGACCA